ATGACAGAATTCAAAGCGTGGATAGACGCTGTTCCTATTGGAACATACACCAGCATCAAAAGGGATATTATCAATCAATGCGGAATATCAGAATTTGTATTTCGTAATTGGAGAAATGCACGTACAGAAGTCCCGTATCTTGCAAAAAAAGCTATTAACGAGATTGCAAGAGAATACGATCTTCCAAAAGCTTTTGAGATATAGAACAACAAATAAAAACTATTTATCAATATTATGACAACAGAAAAATTTACTCAAAATGCTCGTCAAATACGATATGCATTTCGGATTAATCGAACGCTCGTCATGTTCGTAGACTTCAATCTGCCGATTGGTGCGATGGCGGACGCAATAGAGAAGTGCAGTCAAGTCGAAAGCGTATACCGCATAGAGAGGTATCCTGATGGAACGATATCTATTCTCGCAAAGATGCGAAAAGGATATTCAGTTTCCGTTGCAAAAGAAGAAATCGATCACACAATTAAGCAGTTCGCAGCGCAATGAAAGAATATGACGAAGAAGTTCTTCTTATCGTAATCGACAGCTTCTGCGGGGCCGGAGGTGTTACCACGGGCTTTCATCGTGCAGAAATTAAAGGCAAAAAGGTCGTGAAGGTCATTATCGGCATCAATCACGATGCGAACGCGATAGCAAGCCACGCCGAGAACCACCCCGACACATATCATTTTGTTGAAGATTTTACGAAATTGGATCCAAGTCGGCTAATTGCCATTGTTGAAAAAGCCAGAATGATGTACCCAAACGCGAAGGTAATGTTCTGGGCGTCGGCCGAATGCACGCACCACAGCAAAGCCAAAGGCGGCCTCCCGCGTAATGCAGACAGTCGATCGCTGCCGGAGCACATCGAGCGCTATGTTACGGTTCTTAACCCCGACATTATCGGAGTCGAAAACGTCCGGGAATTTATGGATTGGGGGCCGCTCGACGAAAGCGGAAAGCCCGTCAAAGAGTTGAAAAAAACATACTTCGAGCAGTGGAAACGTTCCCTTACGCGGCACGGATACTGCTACGACGATGCTCTGTTAAATGCCGCCGATTTCGGAGCCTACACTTCGCGTCTCCGGTATTTCGGCATCTTCTCCAAAGATCCGGCAAACATCGCTTTCCCCTCACCTACGCATTCGAGGACAGGCGCGAACGGTCTTCCCCGATGGCGGGCCGTAAAAGATGTGCTTGACCTCGATAAAGAAGGCGAAAGCATCTTTGCACGCAAGAAACCGCTCGTTGATGCTACACTATTGCGTATCATAGCCGGAGTGGAAAGGTTTGCTATAAAAGAAAGAGATGCCTTTTTCCTTTCGCAGAGAAATACTGGAAATGCAACAAGTAAAATCACATCAATCAATAAACCATCGAGAACAATAACCACGAGTGGAGGTAATTTGAATTTAGTTAAAACACAATTCGCAAGCGTCGCCTTCAGCGGATGCCCCAAGCACAAAAACTTCCGTCTCGACCGACCCGCTATGACAGTAACGACAAAAGACCATCATCAGCTTTTTACAACAAAGCACCTGATGTCTTACTGTTTCAAAGGGTATAACCGCTCGCTGAACGAACCCTGCGGTGCCGTTGTAACGAAAGACCAATTCTCGCTGATTTCCTCAAAATTCATACAGTCGTACTATTCCGGAGGAGGCAAGACCGCAAGCGTCAACCAGCCGGCCCAAACACTTACGACCGTTCCAAAGCAGCGAATTGTATCCTGCCTGTTTATTGATCAGCAATACGGACAGTCGAAACCGGTAAGCGTATGCGCTCCTTCTGGCAGTCTTACAACTAATCCGAAATTAAACCTCGTGAAGGCAAAATGGCTCATGGACACTTCCTTTTCAAACGTGGGTGCCTCGATCGACCGTCCATGCAAAACCATCACGGCAAACCGGAAGCACTTCTACCTTATGAATTCCCAATTTGCCGGCAAAGACAGCAGCATCCAAAAGCCCTACTCACTCATTGCCCCGACGGACAAGATGCCTCCATACCTGATGCAGACCGTAGAGGGCAATGTGAAAATCAGAATCAACCCCGAGGACACACCCACTATGATGCGCCTCAAAACCATCTGCAACGACAACGGCATTATTGATATCCTCATGCGGATGCTCTTTATCGACGAGTTGAAGCGAATTATGGGATTCGAGGACGATTACATCCTTAAAGGCACCAAAGCCGAGATGAAAAAATTCATCGGCAACGCAGTAGAATGCACACAGGCAAAAGTCCTTGCCGAAGCAATCTGCACAACAATTTTGGAATCTTTGATACAAAAAGCAGTATAAATATAAACATATCATCAACTCGTAATACTGAAAAATATGAATTTAGACTTACTCACAATCCAATACTCAAAAATCGAAAATTTTCCTTTCGTCGAGGGCGAAAAGGTGATGATTTGCTGGACTGGATTTCCTGCCGAATTGGGAACTATACACAAGCTGAGTACCTCTGTGCAGCACGGGCACAAAATAGTAGACGGCGTGATGGTACTGACGGAGAGCTCACCATGCAAACCCTTTGCTGTATCTCCGGCCATATTGGAAAAAATCAAATAAAAAAGATGAAAACAACAGAAGAAAAATACATTGTATTTCACCGAAACGTCCTTGACGGATTATCCGAAATTCACGACAAGTCCGTACAAACATGCGTAACCTCTCCTCCGTACTACAATCTAAGAGATTATGGAGTAGAGGGGCAAATCGGGTTAGAGGCAACTCCTGAAGAATACATCCAAAATCTCGTGCAAGTGTTCCGCCACGTTCGTCGGGTGCTTAAAGATGATGGGACACTTTGGATTGTTATCGGGGATAGTTACAACGGATCCGGAAAAGCGAAAGGAGATAAGAATATTGACAAATTCCTTCAACGATCGAATAAATCAAGCCACTCAACAAAACCGACAAAAGTTTCATCATTAAAGAGCCGAGACCTGATAGGTATTCCGTGGATGCTTGCATTTGCACTTCGTGCAGATGGGTGGTATTTGAGGCAAGACATTATTTGGAGCAAGCCTAATCCGATGCCCGAATCAGTAAAGAACCGGTGTACAAAATCGCACGAATACGTTTTTCTTCTATCGAAATCGCCAAAATACTATTTCGATTATGAGGCACTCGAAGAGCCCGCTACCGGTTATGATAACAGAAAAGACATTGTCATGAAAGAATTTGTATACCCTGTCCGTCGAAAGAGGTCTGTATGGACAATTCCTACACAGCCGTTCAAAGGAGCTCATTTTGCCGTCTTCCCTGAAAGTCTTGCGGAGTTGTGTGTCATCGCCGGTTCCAAGGAGGGTGATGTTGTGTTGGATGTATTTAGCGGAGCAGCCACAACCGGAAAGGTTGCGCTGCAAAACAATCGGATATATCGAGGTTACGAAATTAACGCCGATTTTATTGAAATAGGGAAAAATCGGATATGAAAACAAAATTCAAATGATTTACAATTGATTAAACATAAAAAAACATGTTCTACAAAATCGAAAACAAAAACTGCGAAGTTTATCAAAAGCTTTTCGCAATGCGCAAGCAGGAACTTGCATGGGAGAAAGAGAATCAAGAAGCAATTGATAAAAAAATATGGTTAAAATATACGGAGTTCCTTGGGCGTAATGGGCAACAAACATTTTCACGAACATCCTCATATTCCGGCTTTAAGTTTGAAAACCACGAAAAAGTGGATTTGGGTATATGGAAAGAATCTCCAAAATATCCCGGATTTTACATTCCCAACAAGCGCACAAAAAGAGGAAAAGAGATGTCGCGCTTTTTATCCACATCTCTCAAAGGGCATAGGTTTAACATTGTCTTTGAATATTTGAATCTCGAAAATCTGTATGGAAGTTTTGTGCTCCCATACGTCGAAATATCAAACGACAGTATAATAGTAATTTATCTCGATCCTCGTCAAAATCCGAAAGACGAAAATGTAATCGAAATAACTAAGGAAGAGTTTGAGGCAATTCTAAAAAAATAGATTATGGAAAACTTCACAATAGAAAAATATGCAGTTGAGATTTTCACACAGAAATATGGATCGAATATCAATACTCGATTTGATAAATTAAAGGAAGAGTTTGATGAATTGATCGAAGCAAGAGATAAGTATTTTAGTTGTAAATGCAATTTAGAGCGTGTTCTCGATGAGATTTCTGATGTTGAAGCTGTGTTGTCCCATATTAGATCAATTATCTCAAATAAATCTCACGAAGAGTCGATTTTAGATGCTTTGTTGAAATCTAAGATTAGAGAGCATAACAAGAACTATAAAAAATTATAATATGAAACAACAGTGGCAATATCTGTCTGATTCCATATCTGAGTTTAGCGCATTGTTTAGTGAATTCGGTTCCGGAATTACAGACGTCCGAACAACGAAAGCGCTCCGCAAACTCGTAGAGAAGTGGAATCAGATAATCAGCCGGCACAACGAGTTCGACCGTATTGTAGAGCCTATCGCCTCGCTTGATGTGCGCATGCCGTTCGATGGAGATGACTTCCGTGAGGCATGGATACTATACAAAGAGTATCTCGAGGAAGATCACAAAACTTTTATCGGTAGCCGGCGCGAGAGCGTAATGCTTACACGGTTGAAAAAACTTTCGGGGAGTAACAAGCAACGCGCAATCGAGATGCTCGAATTTTTTATTGCATCCGGATATAAAAATATCTTCAAGCCGAGCGACCGTCAGCTAACAGGTGAAGAGCCGGCACGAAGCGAGGCAGAGCAATCAGACATAAACATAACAAAACCCAAAGAGAGATTATGAAGAACCTCACTCCTATTCAGCTTAAGACACGACAGAGTTACGACACTTACAAGAATTTTCTCGTCGATTACAAGCCCGAGCAGCTGCTTGTTTTGTATGATGACATTAACTCCATCGCACAATCGGTAGTATGTGTTAGGCTTACTGTCGAAGACGTAAATGCGGTCTATTCTTACGATAAATTTCCCGCAGGAGTGGACTATGTAGAGAAATGGCTTGACTTCCTGAATCGATTTTCCAACATCAACAAACCTCTCGTTGAAACTAAAGCAGTAGCATATATGCTGTACAACGATTACAAGCGCTTTCATCTCGCAGATTTGAAGGTGCTTTTTAAACTGCTAATGATGGGGGAATATGGCAGTTTTTACGGATCTGTCGATGCACAGCGTATTCTTACCGCATTCGCAAGCTACGCACGCGAGAGAGACAAACAGTTGCTTCTTCTGCAACAATCGCTTGAGCGCTTCGTCGACATGCAATTCGAGGCGCTGTATTCCGATGCGGATGCAAGGGCATATCGCGAAGCGAAAGAAAAGGGGTACGACTATATGAAAATAGCGAAAATACGCAGCGAATATCGTGCTGCAGTCGATAGCGACAAGCAGAGTAAAATGGAGAGCTACAAGCAATTGTTCTACGAAAAACTAAAAGAAAAAATAAAAACATCATGAAAGTTACACAAAATCGCAAGCGCTTGTATAATCTGTGTTACCGTTCACGGAGAAAAGGGTATCGGATTGATTCAAGAAAGCGCACCATCTACATCCCTTACCACATGCAAGAAATGGCATCGTGGTCAACAGTTCGCACACTGCAGCAGGAGTATGGTTTTGTATTCCAAACCGAAATCGATTAAAAAATGGCAAAAATAGACACAGTTGAAATAAGCCGGGAACGCTCGCTCTTCGATGACAAAGTGCAGATGATTACCGCATTTCTAAACAAGCACTACGAAATAAAAGTCCCGATTCAGGATCCGTCGAAGATGCAGATCCTCTGTAAAGACAAAAATCGCTATCAATTTCCACCAACTTTCGATGACATATCGCTGCATCTGCTCTCGGAGGGGTTGAGCGTTTCGGACAATATGCTTCGAAAAATACTACGCAGCCCAAACCAAATCGCACCGGTCAATCCTATCGAGGATTACTTCTGCGAGATACGGGGAAAATGGAAGGGTAAAAGTCAGATCGACCTGCTTTGCGAACATATTTTCCCGCGCTGTTTCGATGATAAGCCCGAAAAGTTCTACAGGGAGCGCACCGACAAATTTATTCGAAAGTGGCTTGTCGCCTGCGTTGCCTGCTGGGTTGGAAACGTTCCGAACGACGTTGCATTCGGGCTTGTGCAAGCTGCAGGTGGATCGGGGAAGACTTTTCTTGCTCGCTTCCTGCTGCCGCAGCAGCTCAAAGAGTTCTATATCATGTCGAGCAAAGACGAGCGTAAGTTCGACATGGAAGACGCTTACACCCGCTACATGCTTATAAATTTCGAAGAGCTGAATGGTATAAACAAAGGATCAATCAACACTTTCAAGGCCATGCAGTCCGAGCGTGATATCGTCACAAAAATGCGGCATGAAGAATTTCCAACAAAGAAAAAGCGCATCGGGTGTGCTGTATTTTCTACAAACTTTAATCAGGAAAACGGGGGATTCATTCATCCGCACTACGGTTCTGATACGCGCCGATTCGGTATAGTCGAAATTACCGACATCGATCGATCCTATTCGAAGAAGGTAGATGTCGATCAGATGTGGGCTGAGGCACTCGCACTCTATGAAAGCAACTCGTTCGATTACAGGTTTTCGCATCCCGATTACGCCGATTTTAACTTGTACAACGAAAGATACAAGTTCGAGACCGATGCCATGCGCTACTTGCAGATCTACATTGGAGTCCCGGAAGAAGGAGAGAAAGGTGAATACCTCCAGCCGACGCAGATACTGCAGCGGTTGGTACAGCAGCGTCGCATCAAAAGCGAGGATATGCGCAGCATGACTCCGCAGAAGATCGGTATAGCACTCGGAGCGCTCGGGTACGAGCAAACAACATACAGGTCGCAGCAGCATAATAACGAGCCGCGCCGTGGGTATTACATTAAATTCTTAAACTAAACAGATATGGAAGCAACGTCAAGCAGTTACAGAAATTATCAAAACGGACGTTTTCAATCAGGGGCGAATCCGTTTTCTCAGAGGCAACGCAAGTCTGTTGTCATGATCCGTGACAGGAAAATCGTACGTACATTCGAAAGCGCATCGGAAGCCGGCAGAGTGATGGGCATCCTTCCCTCGTCAATTTCCTCTTGCTGCAACGGTAGAGGGAAAAGCGCGTACGGATACAAGTGGTTTTTCGAGAACAATACGGAGCAATACTCAAGCATTCTCGAACAATCAGATATCGACGACAGGGCCGAAGTCGATAAAATTCTACTGATGAACGGGTTTTCCATTGAAGAGTTACGCTCTTCCTGCAGAAAAGCTTCTCTCGCCCTTTGCCGGATGCTTGTGTGCAAATATCTACGCGATGTTGCCGGGTGGAATTACTGTGACATAGCAAATCTTCTGAACAGGAACCATGCTACCCTGATCAATACGGCAAGGAGAATGCGTGGTTTGCTCGAAATAAAAGACAAGATTGCTGTCGCAGCCTGGGAAGAAGTGTCTGAGATGTGTAACATGCAAAAAAGAACGATATGATTATAGCAGTTGATTTTGACGGGACAATAGTCCGTGATGCATATCCGGCCATTGGCGACGAAATACCGGGAGCTGTTTATACGCTCCGGAAATTGCGCTCCGAAGGATATCAGCTTATATTGTGGACGTGCCGCTCCGGAAAGGATCTTGCACGGGCCGTAAAATGGTGCGCGGAACGCGGCATATATTTCACAAGTATAAATCAAAACTTACGTTCTCAGATCGTGCGATACAAAAGCGATTCGCGCAAAATAGGAGCTTCCCTGTACATAGATGATCGCGGCATGTTCGATCTCCCTTCGTGGGATGAGATATACAGAATCGTCCACGAGCGCTGTCCTACTGAAAGTGACTTGCTTGACATCGAGTACGGATTCTCTCCTGCAGCCCGATAGATCGCCACTCTGCGGCCCAAATACCACGCCCACTTCTGTCCCCGGAGTGGGTTTTTTATTTCAAAAAACGGAAAGAATTTCATTTGTTCTTCATTTACGCGGCTCATTCGAGTCCCAAGTCTCTGGCATCAATCTAAAAACGGAAATTCAAATAAGAACGTTCTTGTTTCGTGTCTTATCTATTTAAAAATAAATATTTATTTGTATTTATATATTATTGTTAACACGAGATAAAAAAATGCGAAGTTAACCTACTACATACTACAAACACACATAACAAGCTAAAAATCAATATAAAAAATGTAGTAGGCTGTTTGTTTATAAAGCCTACTACAAGCCTACTACAGCCTGCTACAATTGCGGCCTACTACAAGCCTACTACAAAAACAAAGCTGTAAATCAACAAGTTAAACGCTGTAGTATGTAGTAGGCTCACTTCACACAATTCGAAAAAAACGAAATTCATAGAAAAACTGTCGAAAAAAATCTAATGTTTATGTTTATATTTTGATATATATATGTTTGAATAATAAATAAATAATTGGTATCTTTACTGTAAAAAAAATGGTTACACGGAGGATTCAGATAAAGCAACATCTTGCCGACTACATAAACGGCAAGTTCGGGAAGAGAGGAAGCGACTATGTGCAACTCCCAGATGAGACAGACCTGTATCACATTATTTACGATCTCCTTGAACGACCGCCTGCGGCATGTGGCAAAGACGAAGGCAATTTGAATCTGTTTATACCTGCCCGGACGCTTGGGAAAAAAACCGAATCATTTAATTACCTCTCAGAGCGTTCCGCTAAAATAATCGAACGCAAAATCGAGACTATGTTCTGGGCCGAGTTGCACGACCTTCTTGATTTTCAAAAACACCGCATCGGGCTTGAGTATTCTGAGACAGTCTATCACTTCATGTTGAAGTACAGCATAACAGGAATTACTGAAGATGCTCTTCTGAAGAACTTCTACCGTTGGCGCGATAACATTCGTAAGAAAAAGTTCCGAAGAAGCTACAGATCGAAGAGTCGCATCGATTGCAGTTAGAAAAAAAAACGGTAGTTGTCTGCATGTATTTGTCCGATTGTGGCGGTAAAAGCGTCCTAAAGCAGTCTTAAAACACAGAACTAACTAATTGTTAATGCATTATGAGTACAAAAAAAGTAATTTGCAGCTATATTGACATCGCACATGTGAGTGATATTTTGAGTGTCAAAGATCAAATTGTTTCATTCCGCGAAAACAAGGAATGGACACGATTAAATGCTAAGTCGAAAATAGTATATCAATCGCAACTCGAGATTCCTAATGCGGGAAGCATTATGCTCGAAACTGTTACTGTTAACGTTGATTCCGCAGATGCTCTGAATCTTCAGAACGGAAAAGAGTATTATGTTCTGTGCGTTCATGCAGGTATGACGGAGTTGATTGTCGGATCTCTCGAATATCCGGCAAAAAAAACCTTCTCAAGCGATGGTGTGCGAACAACCTTCACTTTCACTTGTGTTTCTCCTGAAAATTAGTGTCTTTTAATACGTTTCAGAACCTTACTATCATTGCATAAAAAATAGCAATGAGTAAGATACTGAACGAATTTACAACATCACACCTGCTGCTCCGCGAGTCGGCTACACAGAACGTCGAACAGCTTATTTTTAATCTGCACAAGGTCTCCGAGCACAAGCATGCAAACATAAAAGAGTACTCAATTCCCGTATATCATGAATCGATGATATGTTCGTCTGATATCGAATCAAGCGGCAATCCTTTTGACGCTTACGAAACAGACAGTGTCGTACTCGTTCCGATTGTTGGAATCATGACAAAGTATTCTTATATCGATTGGGATGAGTTTAAGTTTGTTCCCGGCATGGATATCATTGCCGAGTTGATACGGAAAGCATGCCAGTCGAGCAAAATAGCCGCAATCGCAGTGCTTGCCAATACGCCCGGAGGGACAACACAATCTATCTATCAACTTGAAGATGCATTACGGCATCGAACAAAGCCCTGCATTGGTATAGTGGACGGAATGTGTATGTCGGCCGGGATATATACACTTAGCTTTTGCGATAAAATATTCGCAACAAACCGCATGTGTGAGGTTGGTTCGATAGGAACCTTTGCGAAAATAGCTGACGATTCGGGTTTTTATGAAAAAATCGGTATCAAGATCGTCTCCGTCTATCCTCCTGAATCGAAATATAAAAACCTTGCTGTCCGGGAGGCCCTCGATGGAAAACCCAAACGAATGATCGATGAGCAGCTCACTCCTTTCGCAGTACACTTCCAGAATATCGTAAAAAAGAACCGCCCGAAACTGGACGAGTCTGCAGAGGGGATTCTCGAAGGGGCTGAGTTTTATGCATATGATGCACTGAAATTCGGCTTGATCGATGATATAAAAAGTATCGATGAAGCGATATCGGAAGCAGCAAATTTAGCAAGCGAACAAAAACAATTATATTCACAATTAAACAATTAGATCATGAAACAAAAAAAATGGCAAAAAAGATTTATGGCAATAGTCTCCTCGCTTGGATTTACCGATAAGGTAAAAGAGGGAGCTTTGACTGCCGAAGATCAAAAGGCGATTTTCGCCGAGTACGAAAAACAGCACAATATTTCCTTTTTGGAAGATCGTGCTAAAAACGAGGATGCCGATCCGGAAGAGCAATTGCTTTCTGCAGAAGAGCAGGCGGAATTGGCAAAGCTGCTTAACGTAACACCCGAAGATGCTCCAAAAACTCCGTCGGAAGCAGTTAAAACACTCACGGCCGAAGTGAAGGATCAGAAAATAACCATCGAGGTGCTCTCGAAGCAACCCGAGGTGGAAAATCCGGTACAAGTAAACGCAGCAGGTTCAACTCCACGGATCGTTCTCGTTGGAGCAGCGCACTCTGCAACTCACTTGTTCGGCATCGATTCTCCTCTGTATGCTCGAGGGAAATGGTACAACGACAACTTCATTACGCGTTCGGAAACAAATCGCGATTTCTCACAAGAGGAGAAAAAAGAGTTCATGTCTGCCGTTTCGGAGTTCTTCAATGGGGTAAAGAAACGCTCTTCAGAACTTGAAAAATCAGGGCAGATAGGCCTGCTCGATTTCTCAAAAATGATCTCGGGTGAAAGTCATATCGACTATACCTCGCTTACAGGAACTGCCGGAGAATTTGTTGCACGTCGTACAGATGCTATTTTGGCGTACTTCCGTACACTCCCGACCGTTTCTCACATCTTCCCTGTCGTGAGCAACGTTCAGAACAAAGAAATAGCTCCGAGTGCAAACTTCGCAGAGCTTTCGCAAGGTTATCGCGAAGGACGTATCTTCAAGGGCAATGTGCGATTTGCTGCTGAAGTGTACAGCGTAGTCGATTTGATGTTCAAGTACAAATTCTCAGACCTTATCAAACTCGAAAAAATGTACATCGGTTACTTGAACCGTGAAGGTTCCAATGTAATCAAGTGGACGTTCATCGAGTGGATCATGGTTTACTTCGGAAAAATACTTATCAACGAGCAGCAGATCCGTCGCGTATCCGGCGTTCGCGTACCGCAGCAAAACGTTGTGGCAAACCCGGCAAATCTTGGGGCAGATGGAGTTCTCCGGGCCATCGAGCGTGTTGAAGAAGAGTTAAAGGTGTTACCGTTTGAGAAAATGAAACTCTACGACAAAAGCTCCATCATCGACTACTTCAATGAGTTGTACGACGCTGTTAACGAGATTTTGCCGTCGATGAATGGATTCAAAATTTACGCAAACGCGCGTCACAAACAGTGGTTTGTTCGTGGATTCCGGGACAAATATCACCTTGATACCGACTTTACAGGTAGCAGCAGTCAGCTTCAGGATGTAACTCCTGAAAGCATTGTTTGGGTTCCCAATATGCCCAAAAACTGCTACAAGGTTTGGGTGACTGTTCCCGGTAATATTGAAAATTACGAGGACAAACCAAATGAAATGCTTGCGTTTTACTTCGAACGCGACTTTGAGGATATCTTGACCATGTCGCGATGGAAAGAAGGAGCCGGGCTGCTGCAAGCCGGAATTCAGTATAAGACGAAGTCTGAACTTGAAGCTTCCGGACGCGAAAATCAGTGGATATTCACAAATTATCCGATTTCGGCATTAACGCTTGCTGCTTCGGTTTCATTCAAAGACAATGTCCTGTTTGAAATCTCAGGAAGCACGCAGGTTAATACCGTGAGCGAATACAAGCCTGACTTGGTGTATAAACTTGTTGCAAAGCAAGCTGGAGACAAAATAACGAAAGCCGGAGCTTTTGCAAAAATCTCCAAAGACTTCACAGCTGCTGCTGCAGGCGATTACATCAAAGTATATGCAGAGCTTGAAGATTACACGACAACTGTGGACGGAGAAAATGTGAAAATGACGCGGCCTACAGGAAAGTTCCTTGAGCTTTCTCGCAAGGTTACTGCGTAGTATTTAATGTGTCCATCTGGGCCTTCGTCCTGATGGACACTTATATCTAATTAAAATTAACAATAAAATCAAAAAAATTATGTTGACGGATCTGCCGAAAAATCAGGAAAAGAATTCTAAAATTTCGAGCTTGAAATTTAGATTGTATATTGCTCTACTCATCGACGTGCTTGTTGACAGCTTCCCAAAAGCAATCGGTGCAACGATTTCGACCAACCCTCTGAAAGCTGGTCGTGAATGGAAATTTATTGATTGTAAAATCAATTCGATAAAACCGAATGCCGAGCCGGGTGAAAGCCCATATACCGGCAAGTTGAAGCTAACCCCAATCATTGAGGGTATAAGCAAACAGACGCTCGCTTGGATGTATGAAAATCTTGGAAAAGATGTGATCGTTGTTTGGGAACGCTGTTCAGACGGGCAGAAGTTTCTCGGAGGTTCACCTTGTTCCGGAGGCATGTCTATCAAATTCACATCTATTGGCGCTCAAGACGGCGGAATTGACGGAATTGCACTGTCACTTGAAGGAGGCGAATGTCCCGAGCCGTTTTGGTTTTACGATGGCCCAATCGTCAGAGAAGACCCACAATCCGTGTCTCTTTCGGGAGGGACAACATTTGCTCTTACGGCAAAATCGCAATACACCATGACGGATAACGCTGGAGCGAAGACTCTTACGGATATTACTGCCGTTTCTGACAGTGATGTTGGACGTATCATCGAACTCATTGGCGCAGGTGTGACAAATCCGACTTCAATTGCAAACTCTGAGAAGTTTATTCTGCGAGGAGGGTTGTCGTTCTCGGCAAAAGTCGGGAATTCGATTTCTTTCCAGATCACAAAGACAGCGTCAGGGTATGCGTTTTTTGAAGTGTATCGCTCTTGATTGAATTTCTGAATAAGCGGTAACATAGCCGCTTATTCTTTATGTTCACAAATAAAAAAAAAGACAAATGGAAAAATTAACGATATCGGAAAGAACAGAGATTGCACAACGTATTAAAAGTGTAGAATCTTTTTATTGCGACTTAGCGTTGTTTCGTGAAAAATTTCCTTTTTCACGTCTCAATAATGAGCTTGCTCGTGTAAACGAGTATAACCAAGAACGTCTTGCCGGACAGGTTATATACGAACTTCTTTCTACTGTTTCTGAAGATGAAATCTTAGAGAACAGATTAGTTATTCATGCACAAGAAGCTGCTGCAAAAGCCGAAGCTGAAGGCAAAGCGCAAGAAGAAGCTACTGCAGAAGACGAAGCTGAAGGAAAAGCGCAAGAAGAAGCTGCTGCAGAAGCAGAAGCTGCAAGCAAAGCACAAGAAGAAGCTGCCGTAGAAGACGAAGCTGAAGGAAAAGCGCAAGAAGAAGCTCCATTACAAAAAAAAACAAAAGGGAAAAGCAAGAAGAATTCCCTGGAATAAACTGGTCAAATAACACTGACCGGGATATACAAACGTGCATTCTCCTGTATGACGAGAGGGTTAATACCTATCATCGCATGCAGGAGATTGACGTTTTAATAGATACTCACCCCGACTTAGCAAGCGAACTGATACAGCTTGATATTCGCAATCAGCAAGCACACAAGGAACTACAATCGTTTAATGATAGCGGAGAATTTCTCTCGGTTCATCCCCTGTGCCGTTTGCGAAAATTTGAAGCAAAACAATACACAGATTTGTCTTCTCTAAAATACGAAAATCCCGAATTGTTTCTGAATGAAATTACAAATACGATTCAGAACGCACGTCGTATCGAAAGTAATATTCGGAATAAAAAATACAGGTCAAAAGAAGAGTTGCTCAGTTGGTCTGAAAATTTAGAAAAAGCAAAGCTGAGAATTACAATTTTAAAAAGATTATTAAACAGCTGAATTTTTAGTAAAAAGTCGTAGAAGTATTTTATAAAATGCTCGTTTTTGTATGTTTGATATTTTGAAATACATTAACTTTCTGAAAATGAAAATAAAAGCAATTTCCGAATTGAGTATGTAAAAATGAATCTGCGAGAAAAGTCCGTGCCACTATCACGAGGCTTTGTAATGCATCGCAAATTCAAAAAGTGGTTATATGATTACCTCTTTGTTTTTTAGTCAATTGCAAGAGTTTTACTTCTTGCTTTACGAACTTATTCGGGTTTGATCATTAATCGCTTGTTGTTGATTAATAAATGTCCTTTTTCTCTCTTGCTTATTAAGGTAGATTTGCATAAAAAAATAAGATCATGGAAAAATTAGTTTGGCATACAGAGCAGCGAAAAGTAAGTGATTTGGTAAAGCTTGGCTATAATCCGCGTAAGAGGAATGAGAAAAAGCAAAAAGAACTTGAAGACAGCTTGAATAAATTTAATCTTGTCGACACGCCTGTTGTTAACTTGGATAACAGCTTGATATCAGGGGAGAGACGGCTTGAAGTATTGTGCGAGACAGGGAGAAGGGATGAGCTCATCGATGTTCGTGTTCCGAACCGGATGCTTACGGAAGAAGAGGTAAAGGAATATAATCTTCTTGCAAATACGCATGCGGGAGAATGGGACTTGCCTAAACTGGAAGCGCACTTCTCGGGTATGTACGAAAGGATTGTGGAACTTCCTACCTTAAAAGCTGATTTACCCGCTTCAGACATGCTCAATAAAACGAAAATAGAGCAAAAGGAAATCATCGAAGATGGTTTCGACGAGCAACCGGACGAGGAGCTTTCTACGATCTCACATTTGGGAGATGTGTACGAGTTGAACAATCATCGTCTTGTTTGCGGTGATTGTACAGACATTCTGATTGTTCGTAGGTTGATGGATGAAAAAAAGGCTCAAATGGTATTCACAGATCCCCCTTACAACGTGCGCGTAAAGGATATTGTCGGATTGGGTAAATCAAAGCACGACGAGTTTAAAATGGCGTCGGGAGAAATGAATCAAAATCGCTTTTCACGGTTTCTCGAAGATGTTTTTCTTAATCTTATAAAGCACTCCTCTGATGGGTCAATTCATTATATTTGTATGGATTGGAAGCATATTGGCGAAATATCAGCTGCAGGAAAGATTTATTCAGAGATGAAGAATTTAATAATCTGGGTAAAAAAGAATGGAGGTATGGGATCGTTCTATCGTTCGCGGCATGAGCTTATCTTCGTGTATAAAAACGGTAAAGGGAAACATGTTAATAATTTTATGCTTGGTCAGACAGGACGTTATCGGACAAACGTCTGGGAGTATGACGGCATGAATTCGGTTGGAAACAAAGATCGTGATTTGCTCGAAGATCACCCGACCGTGAAGCCTGTTAAACTGGTTGCAGATGCAATACTTGACTGTAGCAATTACAGCGACATCGTTTTAGATGTTTTCCTTGGCTCCGGAACTACGCTTATCGCTTCCGAACAAACGAACAGGATTTGTTACGGATCGGAGTTGGATCCGAAATTCGTAGACTTGACGATACGTCGATATCTGCGATTCATGAAGCAATACGAGAAGTCTGTCGTAATAAAACGTAATGGTCTTGTGTTGACGGATAATGAAATAATGCAATTTGTTCAATGAGTTATAGCGAACAGTTTTTAGACAATGTACAGTCTTTTGGAATACTTGGATATTCTGTTGACAAGATAATAGACCTCGTAGACCCCGAAGACGAAGAGCAATTTCGCAATGATTTTGCAGATCCTAAAAGCTGCGTGTATAAAGCATACCGGAAAGGCAAGACAACGGGCGAATACAATCTTGATAAAGAACTGTTCGATGCTTCAACCAAATCGCATGACGTTGATGCTAATGAGGCACTGAAAAACCGTCTGCAGCGCAATAAAATCGATGATATGATTTATACGCACTTTAGTATATGATAGAACACTTGCAGAAACTTCCTCCTGAAATCGTTGAGCGTTTCCTCGAAACGCGTGACGCAAAAAGGACAGGCATCGCACCTGTTCTTGCGGATTATATTTTGCAGGTAAACGAAGCTTCGAATCTTTTTCGCCGATATCGCTCCGTTACCGAATGTGCGAGACGGCTACAGAAGTCATATCCTGCCCTATCGATTTCGACTTGCAAAAGCCGAATTTACGACTCAATCAACTACTTTAACTCGGACTGTACGGTTACATCAGATGCGTGGAATCTCTATTTTGCTGATCAGATGATGAAGCTAAGCGAGGTAAATCTTGTTGCACACGATCTGAAAGAAGCTCGCGTATGCTTCGAAAAGGCAAGAGCTTATCGCATTGCTGCATCGGCGAATGCAATTAACCCCGACCGGGTTAAATTTAAACCGCAAATTGTCTCTGCAGACATGGAGTTGCAGAGAATGGGGATTAAGAGGAAAGGTATTCTTGAGGCTTATTCTCAGGGCCTAAAAATCATAAACGACAGAGATGTCAGCCAGAACGACAAAGATCGTTTGAAAAAAGAACTATCCGTCGAATTAGGAATAAGCGATATAGAGCATGAAAATTCGTAAATATTCGGAAGATATCTTCGGGCAAAATTATCTGACTGTTGCACAGATCCTCGCGAAACTTGCGGATCCGACTTTTCTCTTTGGTGAACTCGGGCGTGGATCCGGGAAAACCACACACATATTGGCCCCACGACTTGACAGAGTGCAATGGGATATGAAAGGCAGTGTGTTGTTGCTTGCTGCTCCTACCTACAAAACGATCCTTGACAATATATTGCCGGGATTGATGGAGTATTTCTATGAGAACTACGAACGTGGCGTTTATTTCGAGATCGGAAAAGAGCCTCCCAAACATTTTAAAAACTGCTTTACCTATATTGACGGATGGCGGCATACGCTTTCGTTTTGCGAGGGTACGGTTGTGCAGTTTGTGTCTGCAGATAGACCCGAGAGCGCGCTGGGTAAAAACGGTGCACACTTGTTTATCGATGAGATTCTTCGCATACGTGAAGATAAATTCACGGAGCGAATCATGCCGGCGATGCGCTCGGATCGTTCCAAGTTCGGACATTCGCATTACTTCATGGGAATAACCGGAACATCGTCAACTCCCAATTTCGAGACGGATGAGGATTGGTTTACCAAGTACGAAAGTAATATGGATGCAGAACTGATTGATTCGATTATCGAAATCGCATACGAGGTAGATATAAGGCTTGCAGAGCTTTTCGAGGCTGAAAGAAGTTTGGATGTTGAAAAACAAAAAAAACTGCGCAAATTTGTCGAAAGATGGAATCAGCGCTTGTATGAGCTTCGGAATGGGCAAACGTACTACATGCGTGCATCATCGTTTTCAAACATTAAAATTCTCGGATTAGATTACATACGTAATCAGATAAAATCGATCAAAGACCCGGATAAGCTAAACACCTCGATTTTAGCAGTTCGGAAGCATAAAGTAAAAGATCGATTTTTCGGCCGATTCGGGAAGGAGCATCTGTTTCAAGACAGCTATGTGTATAACTACATTGATGCGGTTGCTGCCGGAGAAACGCTGAATCACTCCTGCCGAAACCTCAAGTACTGGAATCCTGATGAACCGCTTTATTTGGGCTACGACCCGGGGCCCTTTACGAGCATTGTCGTGGCACAACGCAACAGGAGGAAGAAGGAGCTGCGACAAATAAAAGACATGTGGGTAATACACCCCGAGCAGCACAAAGAAATGGCAGTGAAGCTTGACGATTTCTTCCGTTATCACAAACGCAAAGTGATTTATCTGTATTACGACCGTGCTGCAAATCAGCGCGATCCTCAGTACAGGAAATTCTATCCTCTTACAGGTGACCTGAACGACACGGATGCCATATTGCTGCAAACCGAGCTCACGAAATTAGGATGGACAGTCATGCCCATGAGCCGGAATCAGCCGGTTATCTTCTATGTACAACACTACCGTCTGCTTAATATCCTGTTCGGCAAAAATGATGGCAACAGGGATAGTATCTATATCGACGAAAACGAATGCGAAGCAACCGTATCGAGCATTTATCATTCTCCATTAAAACGCACTGAGGGCAGGGCCGAACTGGACAAAAGCAGCGAAAAAGAACTCGATTATAAAGACCAGCCTTTTTATTCGACACAAATTGCAACAGCTCTGATGTATCTGCTTTGGGGCTTGTACAGCGATCTGCTTCCGGACTCCGAGCGCAGGCAGATTACTCCTGCAGGAGCGGGAACATACTCTCTCTGATAAAAATTGTCCTTTTGTCTTAATAGTAAATGTGCTTTCTTCGCAACATGAAAACGACAACAGGAAGCAAAGCAATAGATCGCATGCGCAGTTTAAAGCTGCTGCCTGATGCCTGTTTCGGGATAATGTTTATTAAAGAAAACGGCACTGTTCGCGTATTTGAAAAATGCAGACTCCGGGCAGCACGAAGAGACGAGGGGCTAAGCATATCTGCAGATCATTACCTGTATTTTGTTGATATGGAGAGCAACGTCCCCAAAACATGCTTTAAAAAACTTATTCGAAAGGTGTCGTTTCCTCCTGAATTTGAATGGTTAACCGTAAAATGGTTTGAGTAATGGATAATGTAACAGTTGAATTTACAGGCAAAAATCGCGGATTTGCGAGTTCTAACAGTTCCGTCATGACTTTTGAGATACAAGGCGTGTCGGAGCGCGAGGATATCCGTTTTCGCGAATTTCAATCGCTTTACAGTAAATATGCGACCGAACGCAATTCGATGAAGTTGCAAGAATACACCGTTCCGCTTTGGGGAGAGGGACATAACTTGTACCCGCAAGAGGTGTATTCCGTTATCTCGGAGAACAAACTGCTACCGGAGGTGATTGAAAAGCAGGTTCGATTCATATTCGGTAAAGGCCCACGTCTGTATCAAGAGCGTATTGTCGGCGAAGAAGACAGCAAGCGGCGTGTGCGTGTTCCGTTTTACGACTCGCAAATAGAAGCGTGGCTCAATTCGTGGGAAGAAAAAGGCTATGAGCACTACTGGAAGTACTTGCGAAACATCATTGTAGATTACTATCACGTCAAAACGTGTGTTACGAAATATCACTTTAACCGTGGACGGCGCGTGGGTGCTCAAGCTCCCATATCCGCGCTATCCTATGTGGGGGCCGACGAAGCGCGTCTGGCTGCAAAAGGGGACTTCTTTGGCAAACGCATCAAGAACGAAGATTGTGCTTACGTTGTCGTAGGTGACTGGCTGAATATAAGCGGAAGCAAATACGATGTATTTAATCGCTTATCGACTGCAGATCCTTTCGCCTATCCGGTCGCAGTCGCTTTCAATATCGAAAAAACATTCACGAAGTGGGTTTATTCCGTGAATGACTGGTTTAAAGGTTTGTACGAATGGATAAAAGCATCCAATCTTTCGCCCCGTTACCTCAATTCATATCTGAAAAATGCCCTCAATGCTCACGTGCATGTGATCATTCCCGGAACTTGGTATAAGGCACAAGAAACAATCTTGCAGGGGATCTGCGAAAGCAATCTCATTGGCGACGACAAGATGCCGGTACAGACCGAATACAAGGGAGTAAAACTTGTTGACGACGAAGGAAGTCCATTCCGATACTCGGCATCGATGATGGATGAATTGATTACCTGCGAACTGCGGCGCATCACTTCACTTATGTCCGGAGAAGGGAAGAATCAGGGAAAGCTCTATGCAACGACGAAGTGGGGTGAGGACGGATGGAAGTTTGAAGACTTTCCATCGAAATTTCAGGAGTATTTCAAATCGGTTATCGACTACGACAAGCGCGCGGATCAGGTGATACTTGCCGGAAAGGGCATTAGCAGCTCGATAACGAACGTTGAGAACGACGGAGTAATAAGTAAATCGGGCAGCGACGTGTATTACAACTATCTGATTTACGTAGCTACACTCACACTCGATGAGTTTTTTATTACTGAAGAAATAAACCGTGCGATACATCTCAATTTCCCGTACGCAAAAAAAATGGGAGTCAAACTCGGTTTTTGGATCGATATACCTGCCAAACAGCAGGAGACTTCTCCGGCTGAGCGGATGGGAAACACGGCCACAGCAGACCCTGTAAAACCTCAAAACAAGTAAAGAGCATGAAACTGATTATTCCTTTCAGGCGCGACAATTTTGCAGAAGAGATGAAACCGAAACTGTCGGGCAGCAACGTAACCCTCGAATTCGAAAATATCGAGAGTACGCTCGTAAAAGTAGGTGTAGAAATATCGGATCTGATCGGAGCAGCACTGTATGAGAAGCTGTGCGAAAAAAGCGCTTCGGCGAATGCGGAACTGAATGACGAAGCGCACGATCACCTGCAACGTGCGATGTTGCATTTTGCACTGTTTCAGCATGCTATTTTTCTCATTGCCCGCATCGGGAACGATGGTATAACGGTAAAGAAAAACGAGGATGAAACAACTATTTTCAAGTATCAAGCGGATGAATTGAAAAACGAGCTGATAAAAACCGGGTGGTTCTGGATGAACCGCCTTATACGCATGCTTAACGAACATGCTTCGGATTTCGGCGACTGGGAGAATTCAGCAGCACAGCAGGAGTTAAAAGCATTACCGGTATCGTCTGCCGATTTCGACAAATGGGTAGGCGTGAATTCCGATTTCTTTATGTTGCATGCGCGTTGGATTATTCGCGAGGTGTGGACAGACTGTGTGCTTTCGAGGCATAAGCAGGCTTCTAAAACGGACAAAATTGCCCGCGCGCTGTGCTACGAGGTGATGGCGCGCGCCTGCATGCGCCTCGCTTACTATGCACTGCCCGAGCCTATCAGATTGGACATCAACAACGAGATGGGCAAAAATCACAATGCGCAGGCCGACACTTTTATTCGAGAAAAAGTTTCCGCACAATTTCAAGCCAAAGCGGATGCGTATTGGCATGCAGTCGAACAGGAGTTGGCGAGTGAACGCTTTGCATCCGAAAAAGTATCGAAGCAGGCACATAAACCCTATCAGGCGCAACAAATAGATTCTTTTGCTTATTGATATATGAAACGCATCGAACTGAACGGAAAAGCATCCTTGTCGCTACCGGAGTGCTGGGAGGAACTGAACGAGAAGCAGGTGTTTTTTACCTTCCGGCAGCTGTCTCGGCTGTTTGCCGGAGAGCTCACTCCTTTCGAGTTTCAGCTACAGCTGCTGATAGAGCTGACGGGATACCGGCCCGGGCTCCGGTTTCGCAGTTACGACGAAGAAAAGAAAGAAAACATCCGTCATAACCTCATTTTTTTGGCGGAGCAGCTCGATTTTATTTTCAGTGTCGATGAAAATAAGATTACGCCTATTTACAATTTCAAGCGCAATCCTTTCGGCCCGCAGTCGCCGGTTTATTTCAATCGCGATGTAACGGTAGAAACAAACATAACGGCTCGACAATACGCAGACTGTGTCGATCTGCTTACTGCTATACAGTCGCAGCAGGACGATGTACATGTGGCAGAGCGTTGCTCGCTGAAACTCGTTTCGATTCTGCAGGGATGCACGGAAGAAGAAGTGCGAAATATGCGTCCCGAATTCGTATTTGGAATGATTTATTGGTTTACGTCGATTTGCCATTTTTTCCGCGAGCATCCGGTCTTCGGTATCCTGTACTCGCGCAGCAAAGCCGAAACCGACGAAAGCAAAATAAGCCTCGGAATGAGTGAGATTATTCTTTACCTCGAAAAGGAGGGATACGCCTTTGTCGAAGATAAGAACCTGATCGACTTCTTTTATGCGCAAGTCAAAGCGCTTAAGGACACAATCAACAAAGCAATCGGCAACGGAGCAAAGATTGAAGATATAGCTTCTGCTACCGGGCTGAGCACTTATAACATACACAGATTAAGCAATGAATAACACAGATTACATCGTAAACCTGTTTCGCTACTTCTCGAAATTCGTACCCAAGCACGTACTGAAAGAGATGTTCCGTCTCCCTGCTGGGACTCAAAGTCACGGATATGCCGAATTTGCAAGCGAAGCGCTTGCGCAGCCGGACGACAGCGTCATCGGAGATATCGGAGCCTTTATCGTTTCGGCAAACCGAAAATATGTCTCGGATCGAATTAAGGCGAATAAAGGCATTGTGCTGTTCGTGGAATACGGCACATTCAGTTACGATCCGGGGGCCACGGAGGGCGTAAAAGAACAAATCGCCGTAACGGTATGCCGCGAGTTCGGTTTTCAGAACAACGACAACCTGAATGAGGCCCTGCTTATGAACACTACCAACAACATACTGACACGCATCTTGCGACAAATGTCCGCGGATCAGGGAGAGTTGGAGGCTTGCGGACTCGGACGACTTATTAATTTCCCTGCCGAAATCTTGCCCGTCGATTCGGAGACCTTCTTCGACAATTCGGGCTGGACGGCACTATTCGAAAATTCGCATACGGAATTATGACAGCAAAAGAACAAGAATTTTTAGAGAACTTTCGAGCCCTTGAAACTTGGGCCGAACGGTTTAATTATCTGATTGAGCTCGGCGAACAGCTTCCGTCCATGCCGGATGAGCTAAAAACATCGAACAACCGCATACACTCCTGCACAAGCCGGACTTATTTTGCCGTACTCCGTCCGGGCGGCAAACTGAGACTACATGGATGGAGCAACGCTGCGATACCGAGCGGCATTATGGCTATGTTACGCTTGCTGTACGATGGCTGCAGTACGGAAGAAGCAGCCGGAGCATCGGAATTTATACAGCAAAGCGGATTGCTCGAAAGTCTTAGTCTCTCGCGCCGTGAGGGGCTTCTTGATATGATCGGACGACTTATCGATTGATTTTTTCTTCATATATTTGGTTTATAGTTTTTTAGCCCGCCCCATTTGTGAAAATCGGGCGGTTTTTTGTTTTTTTAAGAGGAAAGTAGCGAAAGAATTTGCAGAATGATAGTATTTATACTATCTTTGCAATGTCAAACAATAACTAATATATACAATATGAAACGCTACAAAGTATCAGAAATCATCCGAATGTTGGAAGCTGACGGTTGGTGTCTATGCAAGCACAAAGGGACAAGCCACCGGCAGTTCAAGCATCCAGCAAGGAGAGGGAAAGTAACCGTAAATGGCAAACCAAGCGACACGCTAAGTCAAGAACTGTTAAACAGCATTTTCAAACAAGCGGGGTGGAAGTAGCCACCTCGCACAATAAAAATAAAACATATGCAAACACTGAAAGTAGTAATCGGATGGACTGAAAATAACTATTCAGCCGTCTGTGAAGAAAAAGATATAATGGGCGTGGTGGTAGCAACCCATAAAGACCTCGAAGCTTTGAAACAAGCCTTTGCAGAGGCACTCCAATTCCATATAGAAGGATGTCTCGAAGATGGAGATATTTTGCCCGAATACCTGAAGGCAGGTGCCTACGAGTTGGTTTTCGAATTGCAAATATCCGCCGTCCTGCACAAGTTTGACAAGATGCTTACCCGCTCGGCTCTCTCCCGCGCAACGGGTATAAACGAACGACAACTGGGACATTATATGTCTGGACATCGCAAACCGCGCCCAGACAAACAAGCACAAATCCTTGCCGGTATCCGAAAAATAGGCAAGGAACTTGTTAGCGTATAAAAGGTTATTGTTTGACAGCTTATTGCTTTTATAGCTAACACTCCTCCCCTGCACCGCCGGCGCAGGGGATTTTTTGCTTTGTCTTGCTTTTTTTTCAAAACAATTACTATCTTTGCCCTGCCCAATAAGTTGAACAAAAGACATTAAAAATACCGAACCTCTCATACCTGTAACTCCGCGTTGGCCGGAGTTCCGGTTTCAACTCCGGTGGGCGCAGGTATGCGGGGTTTCGCTTTTTATGTTTTATGGACTTTAAAGATATACTTAAACAACTGTCGGAAAGAGTAGTCAAACTAAAAGACAATTTGCAAACAGAAGAATCTGTAAAGAATGCCTTGATTATGCCGTTTTTACAGGCATTGGGGTATGACGTGTTTAATCCGTTTGAAGTAATACCTGAGTTTACTTGCGACATCGGTACGAAAAAAGGAGAAAAAATTGATTATGCAATTCAAAAAGACGGGAATCCCGTTATATTGATAGAGTGTAAGCATTGGGGACAAGACTTAAATTTGCATGATAATCAACTTCTCCGCTATTTCCATGTTTCGTCGGCCAAGTTCGGCATTTTAACCAATGGTGTAGTTTATAAATTTTATACGGATTTGGAACATGAAAACAAAATGGATGAACGTCCATTTCTTGAAATCAATATGCTTGATTTGCGCGACAATCAGATTGAAGAATTAAAACAATTTCATAAATCTTATTTCGATATCGATACGATTCTTAATGCAGCGAGTGAACTTAAGTACATGAAAGGACTAAAGGATTTAATATTGGAAGAAATAAACAGCCCATCGGAGCAACTTGTTCGCATGTTTGCAAAGCAGGTTTACGGTGGCTTAGTTACGGCAAAAATCATTGAGCAGTTCACAGATCTTACACAGCGTTCATTCAAGCAAGTAATAAGCGACATGATTACCGATCGCTTCAAAAAAGCGATCAATAAAGAAAAAGACGAAGAAAAATCAACGGAATCTACAGCCTCGACCGAATCGGAAGCGTCCGACATTCCGCTTATCGAAACCACAGAAATGGAAAAAGAGGCCTTTTTTATCGTAAAGGCCATTTTGCGAAAACATATCGATATAGAGCGCGTTTACGAGAGGGATACGCAAAGTTATTTCGGAATCCTGCTTGACGATAACAATCGAAAACCTATTTGCCGGCTTTACCTGAACTCTTCTCGCAAATATCTTGCTACTTTCGACGAGAATAAGAAAGAAGTAAAACATCTATTGGAAAGCCTTGATGACATTTACAAATACGAAAACGAAATCATACCAATATTAAAGAAATACGAAGGAGAATAAGAAATAATCAGACTTTCTTTCAGCCCCCGAAAAATTTTCTGTAATTTTTCGGGGATTTTTCTTGCGCATTTAAAAACTTTCTTCTACTTTTGTGGTGTTCAAAGTTTTTAATCATTGTTGGCGTGGATTTGCGCCGAAAGAGTTCGGCTTTTTTTATGTCCATTCCATACCGATAATAATATGGCGGTTTCGCCCCGTGAGGTTACTGTAATGGTACTTCAAGCCAACTTTGATTGACTTTGAACAACGGGTAGCGAAACCGTTTCTTTTTTCGCTAATGTTCAAAAATTATCAAAGTATGAAAACAACCAAAAAACAAACCCCGCGGGTAGAAGCTACCATGCGCGGATCGGTAGGCGTAGGCAACTTTCGCCGCACGCTCAACAGCATTCTCACCGAAGTAGCCAATGGCAGCCGGCGCATTCCCCTTTCCGTTTACGAAGGAGCCGGCACCATGGTCTATCACATCCATCACGAGGGCGTATATTTCACCCTACAGATAGCTCAGAAAGGAGGTGAAGTATGAACGCTTTTCTCCAATCCCGCCCACACCTGCAAGCCTTGTTGGGCTTCGGCGTATCGCCACAAGACACCCCTTTGCATGGGGTAGTGAAAGAATTGGGCGATGCACTGCAAATGCAATGCGAGTTGCTTACACTTGACGATCTGGACAGGGACATGTTTCAAAACATTGAAAACGTAATTGTTTCTGTAGCTTCCATACGCAGCATCTTGCAAAAAGTGCTAAAGGAACATCAACAACATTATCACGCTCAGCAGAAAGGAGGGGCATAATGAAAAAACAACATAACAACCCCGAAGAAGTAAAAACAGGGGGGGGCAAAAAGCCCTTCGATGTGGAGGGCAACTCTCCGGAGGAGATTATCTACAACTGCGGCCGCTTCGGTTTGCCTCGCGAACAGGCTCTTGCCTTGCTGCGCCCCAAGCTCGGAGTAGTGGAAGCGCGGCGTCTTCAGGAAGCGCTCTCCGATCCCGGAAGCCCGGAGTGGCGCTGTTACGCCGACGGAATGGCTGCCGGCGAAGCCGAAATAGCCGTATCGCTCCACGAGAGTGTTCAAGAGTCCAAGCGCGATTCTTATAAGAATTTCTCTGCAGAGAATCGGCGCAGGGCGATTAACCGGAGTATTCGCGAGAATTTCGGCATCGGAGATGAAGATGTCTGAAAAAATGATTATATTTGTCGTATCACACAAAAAACTAATAACTATGTTGTTACTTGTTATTCTTTCGGTGTTTTTCATTATCGCAGCAGCAGTGAGCGTGCTGCGCATAGCCCTTTACGGCGGCAGCCTGCTGAAGCCCGACTTCCGCAAGGCCCTGGAACGCATCAACGATGGGAATGTGTTCGGCCCGATGATGACCGAAGGGCGACTGTATAAAGCCAACGTGATTGCATATTACGTCACACTCGTATTGTGCGTAGCAGCTATTGTCTTGGTTTTGCTGTATTTGTTTAGATAAACGGCTGAAAATTCCGTACGTGTATGAAGCCTGTGCATATCCTTGCACAGGTTTTTTTTGTCCTTTGTTTTTTTTTTCTTGCTCTCTAATTTTGACACATGATATCCGATCAAATCATAAAATCCGATTTTATTGTCAGTGTCCTCGAACGCGATGTGTTGAATGTATTCAAGGCGCAGCGTCTTATAGCACAACACAACGTATATGTCGAAGGGCGCAACTTGAAGCAAAAGCGCGGAAAGGGATCGAGTATCGGGCAACGGAGCGGAGCGCTTATGGCATCGCTGAGCAACCCGGATTATTCGATATCTTCTTCCGGATCGTTTTTGGTCGTTGCCAACATCGTGAAGCACATGCGTTTTCTTGATATGAAAAAACGAGGCAACCGGAAAATATACAACCGGCAAGTGTGGGGCATTTTATACAACAATACACTACCTGAGATTAAGTATAGTTTCGGTTCGTCAACACGTGATTTGCTTGGCGAAGAATTGCAGCGTGCATTCGATAAATATGAAAAAGGTTAAAAATATTATCTAAAAAATAAGAGATAAATGGCAAAACTATCCGACGACTTAATCTCTTGGCGACTGTCTCTCAATGCCGGAGGCGTGCAAGGAGAGCTCAACAATGTGTCGTCCGCTATACGCACCTTAGAGAAAGACAACATCGCATTGGGTAAAAGCATCAAAGATGCCGAAAAGCAAATGCGTGAATCCGAGAAGCAAATGGATAAACTCAGCAAGGCGGGCAAAAACAACACACAAGCATTCAAGGAGGCGCAAGCCAAGCACCGGGAGGCTGCGGAAGATATCAAAGAGCTAAATAAAAGGATTGCAGAAAACAATCGAACCATCGAGACAAACAAAAAGCAGTACAAATCGCTCGAAGGCAGCATGAAGTTGAACGAGATGACGATGCATCAGCTGAAAAAACGAGCTGCTGAGCTGAAAGAGCAGATGGAACACACTTCTGCAGGTGCCAACCCGAAGGAGTATCGAAGACTGGGAAAAGACTTGGGAGCTGTTGAGAAGCAAATGAGTGTGCTGGGTAATAAAAACAAAACATTGCTGCAGCAGTTTTCCGGAATGAATCACCCGGTTGGCACTGCCGCCAAATCGGTTACCGGTTTCGGACAGGCGTTAAAAGCGTTAGCTGCGAACCCAATAGGTGCTATAATACTCGCAATCGTGGTCGTTTTTACTGCATTTTTCAAAGTGGTTAAAACATCCGAAGAGGCAACACATAAGTTGAATCAGATTCTTGCGCCGCTGAAGGTGCTTTTCGATGCGATTCTCAATGTGCTACAAAAGCTTGTTATTGTGCTTCTCGACTTCGTAAAGACAGCTCTTGGAGGGCTTGCAAAAATACTCTCTCTGCTTCCCGGAATAGGAGATGCTTTCGAAAAAATAAATGAAAAAGCACAAGAGGGGATTGAGCTGGAAAAAGCAAAACAGGAGCTTGATATTAATGCGCGTAAGTTACTCGTGTCCAATGCTGAAAAAGAGCGAGAAATAGCCCGTTTGCGAAACGAGGCAAAAAAGAAAGATAAACTGTCCGACTCCGAACGCCTTGCTGCCTTGGATGAAGCGCTACGTCTCGAAGGAGAAATAACTGCCGCGAAAGTGGCACAAGCGAAAGAGTCCCTTAAAGTCGCCCAAGCCGAAGCAGCCCGGGCTGGTAATACCAAGGAAGTAAATGATATGCTCGCCCAAAAGCAAGCAGACCTGATAAGCGCGGAAACAGAGCACTACAACAATACACGCCGTTTGGAGTCGGAGCGCTCCAATCTGGTTCTCGAAATGCAGCGGGACACTGCCGAGAAAGCGAAAAAGATTCGGGAAGACCTTATCAAAGACAACGAGTTGGCATTGCAGAGAGAAATAAACCTGCTAAAAAAGCAAAAAGCAGAAGGCTTGATCACCGAAGAAGAATTTTCGGCAAAAGAGATTCAGCTTACCATAGAAAGCGTGCAGGAAAAACTGAAAATAAAGGGACTTGAGAAAGATAAAATAGCAGAATTGGAATCGCAGCTAACCGATCTCATGCTCAAAGAAGCGGAAAAGAGATTAAAAGTGCTGAATGATACAAAAATAGATGTCGCCATCGAAACTAACGCCTACAACGAAAGACTAAAAGCCCTCGGTTTGTATGGGATTGAATCCAACAAAATGACCGAGGCGCAATTACGAGACAAGCTGGACTTAGAGACAGAATTTCAGGAAAAACTCACCGCCCTCACATTGAAATCGGAGGAGGAAAGGTATAAAGCAAGCCTTATCGAAACCGGTGTAAATGTAGAAGACCCATCAGCTCTCGAGGGTGAAAAGCTAAAAGTGTATGAACGCATAAAGGCCGAACATGAGGCAAACGTAAGCAAAATACAAGATGATGCTAACAAAAGCAGAATCGACTCTAAGAAGAAATTTGATGACGATTTGCTAAAGTCGATTCAAAAGTCGAATACGGCAGCTCTTAGCGCTATCGATGCCGCAGAGCAGGCGAAGATTTTGCAGCTAAAAGAAAGTCTTTCGGAAAAACTCAGCACACAGAACTTAAGTAACGAAGAGATGCTTCGTGCGCAAGACGAATACAATCGTCAAGTGCGTGAAGTGGAAGCTCGTTCCCTTGCCGATCGACTTGCTGCTCAAGAGGCGTACGCGCAACAGCTACGAAGCATTGAAAACCCAAGCGAGGAGCAGCAGAAAGCTCTCGAAGCCGCCGAAGCTGCCGTGCGAGCCACACAAGCAAAAATTTACGACAACAAGATATCTGACGAAAAATCCTATCAAGATCGTCGAAAAGCAGTACTGCAGCAATACGGACTTGAAACTACTGCAATGCAATACAATGCAGAGATGGAGGCGCTGCGCAAGCAACACGAAGACGGTCTATTAAGCGTCGAAGAATATGAGCAGGCTAAACTGCAGCTGAAGCTGAAGTATGCGCAGGATTACGTTAATCAGGCCGGGCAGTTCGTTCAGGCCGGGGCCGATTTGGTAAAATCGATCGAGGAGTCTGAAACGGCGGGCATACAGGCGGAATATGCAGAACGCAGTGCGGCATTACAGCAGCAGTTCGAGAGCGGCATTATCTCGCAAGAGCAATACAACTCTGAAAAAGAACGTCTTGACTATGATCAGCGGGCTTCCGAGCTGGAGGTGCAGAAGAAATATGCAGATGCGAACTTTGCCATGCAGGTCGCACAAATCGGTATAGCTACTGCAACGGGAATCATGAATGCATGGGCGTCTGCGTCCATAGCAGGCCCCGCTGCTCCTGTTCTCGCGGGTGTAATGACGGCTTTGCTTGTTGCTACGGCAGCAGCACAGATAGCAACTGCCAACGCCGAGCGCAAGCGGGTAAAGTCGCTTACCCTCGGATCGTCGTCGAGCGGTGGATCCAAATCGACACAACCCAAGACAGGCAGTGTTGTTCTCAAAGATGCACCCGGAGGTTTCGCCGATGGCGGTTACACCGGTGCAGGCGGCAAGTATGAAGTTGCCGGATTTCTTCCGGATGGGCGGGCCTACCATCGCGGCGAGTACTTCGTGGCACAGGAAGAAATGATGCATCCCGAAGTGGTGCCTCTGGTACGTAGGATAGAAAATATCCGACAGCGCCGTACACGCAAAAATCCACTTCCTGATTCCTTTGCGGATGGAGGATACACTGCACCGAGCCCTTTGCTGACGGTAAACGATGATCTGATCGGACGATTCGAGAAAGCAATCGAGAAACTGGGAGAAACAAAACTCGAATCCGAAATAAACTATTGGGAATGGAAAAAAGTAGAAGAGAATATGAACAAAGCTCAAAATTTTGCTAAAAAATGATACGAATAATTGACAAAAAAACCGGAGAGGATTTCGATCTCCCGAAAGACTTTAAGATTTCCATTGAAGACAAGAATCCGCTTTTCTCCGAACATGGAGGGCCTATATCGCTACCTGTGCGATTTGAGCATACGGATAAGAACAAAAGGCTGCTCGATTTCTCGCTGAGATTGTCGCGTACGGACAGGCCTGTCGACTCTCGCGAAGTCATCATCATGAGCGGGTTGTATCAGGCTGTCGGTAACATGAAAACACTTTCCATAAGCGAAGGATCGGGATATACGGAGTGTGTAATCGTCTCAGGAGAAACGAACCTGTATGCGCGCATGAAAGAAACGAGCATGCAGAAAGTGTTCGAGAACGAGGTTCGCAACGACTTCAATGTAAATCCGTCTAATCCGAAACTCGCGGTAGCTCAATGGGTAAATTGGCTCGATAAGGTTATGTGCGGAGATGTTACAGACGATTTCAACGTCTATCCCGTATGCTGTTCAATAGAAAAAACTGAGCGGCATTATGAATATTACAATTTTATCAACCATCAGGGCCCGATTAAATATCATCCGTTGGAGCCGATACCCGACTCTATTAAATCCGATGTGTCGGGGAGGCAGTATTACGCTCTTAACGGGAATAAAGAATACCGCATCAAGCCACAGGGATCGGAAATAAGAATTACGATTCCTGTCGGATACGGTGTTTCTCCTTTTTTGAAATTCAGCTATGTCCTGAAGAAAATCTTTGCTTACTTCGGTTTCGAACTCAGCGATGATTATCTGCAGCAATATCCGGACTTTGCAAATTTAAACGTGTTGAATAACACCTACGACGCAATCATGTTCGGGAAACTGTATTATCACCAGCTGGTTCCGACATGCAGCGTATACGATTTTCTAAAGGCGGTTCGGCTTACTTTCGGATGTGAATTCGTAAAAGATAAGAATTCGAGAAAAGTAAGCATGCTGTTTTACGAGAAAATATTCGAGCCCGGCCCCTCGATGGAAAATATAATTGCCGTATCCAAGCAGGAAATAGGGATAGGTGAGGCCAAGAATCTGAAACTGTCGTCGCAGCATACACTGCGTCCAGCGACATGGAAGGATACAATACGCTATTTTCAAGAGATACCCTCATTAGGCGATTATGACGATAACTTCACAAAGTTTGTTCCGCGGATACTTCGCTATCAAGATTATATGGAGACGGTCGATGACCTTGTATCCTTTCTCTGTAGCGATGTGCTTGATTGGTTCGATGCGTCATTGCCGTTTCCGGAAGAGGAGCGAGGCAGTAAACGAGAGACCGTTTACATGGAGCGCATTGATTTGCTTGCGTTTCGGCGTATAAACGAGGATTATCAGAATGGTATTTATAAGAATTTCCCTTATGTAGGCAAGCCACGAATTTTAAATACCATGATTCGGGACTCAACCGGGAAAGAGATAAAGGAGCCCTCGGAGACGAAATGTCCGATTATGTTTGCTTTCCCGCGTGGAAGGCATGTACAAAGTGATAAGAAATACGACAAAGGTATGAGCGACAAATATTTCTACGGTTCTACGCATGCTTACAATGCAGCGGGAGATCCGGTCAGTCCGCATGCATTTAACCTGAATTACGGAGGGGAAAGGGGGCTTTATGAAAAGTTCTGGAAGCGTTACGACCTCTTTCTTCGTAACGATGTGCAGACTGTTCGTCGAAGCATACAGCTTGATGCTGATCAGGTTGCTGACTTCGATATGCTTAAGTTGTACGTTATCGATAATCAGATCGCTGTATTCAAATCAATTAAATACGAGATACAGCAAGATGGTATAGAAAACATAGAGGCAGAGTTTGTATTATTAAAAACACATAATTAAAAAATTGAAAAACATGGCAATACTTGAAGTAACAGGAAATAAACAGCTGTATAATTTTGTGGGAAATCCGGTTTTGTTCAAAGTAAACGTAGACTCCCCCGATGCGCTTAAGGTGCTTCTCACAATAAAACATTTTCGAGAGAACGCTTACGAAGCAAAGGAAGTTTCACTTTCCTTTTCTCCTTACAAGCGCGCAGGAAAATACTATATCGAATTCGATATAGCGAGTGTGCTTGAGTCGTACTGCTGCCCCATTTTTGAACGAAAACAAATCGACGGAAGATGGACGAACGGCGAGGTGAGATATAGTATATCTTTCCCTGATTTCCCGTCCGTGCAGGTTCCTGAGAAATGCGCAATGCCCGGAGGTGTGTCCGATACGGTATTTCTCAATCTTATGAAAAAAGGAACAGATATTTTCGCAGAGCGTTTTCTGAACATAACAAACCTGTTTTTATTCTCAAACCGAAGCTCAAGCAAAGCGAGTACGGTTTATTATAAGAGCGAGCTTTGCAAAGCATGGTTTATACGTTTCGACAATCACGAGTTTCATGTCGTCAACTCGGCAGGGAATGTTTTTTATCCGCTTCCAAACAAGACAGGTGAATCGGGTCAATATTTTGATGCTGTTGATCTTGCCGAGGCTTATGAAGTGATAAAGCCTACAGACGGCATTATGTATGTGCTTGTAGATGGCCTTGCTGTATTTTATGTACAGGTGCTGCCTGATCCGGTGAGGGAAGAGAAGTATCTGCTTGAATTCCGAAATTCGTTCGGATTTATGGAGCGGATACTGCTTACCGGCAAAATGAAATACGAGCCGGAGTTCACGAAAGGCGAAGAATTCTCGGTTAACGAAAGTAATATTCTTCGCAAGAGAAATCGGCGTTCTTCTTTCGTTCAAAAATATAAAGGAGATATTGGCTATAAACGCATGAGTGATATACTCTTTTTGCAAGATTTGCTGCTGAGCGACGAGGTTCGCATATACAACGAGCTTTCTGAAGAATTCCTGCCTTGCAGCGTTTCTGCAGAGATATCATTGTCGATGCTGCAAACCGAACCGGAATCAATCCCTATCGAGATAAAAGTACTCGATTCGGAGAAATATATCTCGATCGACTACAATTACAGGGTATTTGATAAGACGTTTTCAGAGCAGTTTAATTAGCGTCTGTTTTGTCCTTTACATCTTCTTAGTTCGAAATTAATTTTGCAAAAAAAAACAAACATATGGCAGACTCATTTGAAAAAATCTTGAACGACATCGAAGGCATACGCACAGAGACAAGGAAAGAGCGGAATACGCAATTCCGTGTCGGAGGCGTAATGCGCCGGATTTTTGAATTTCTCTTCTCCCTGTTCCGCGAAAAGACAACGGTCTATTACTCGAAGTCTGATCCAAGGACGACTAACGTAATCATAACCGGAGACAAGTGGATCACTCCTAACCTCATTGAGTACACAGATATCGATGGGGTGTGGATAAACCTGTCAGGAACGGTGTATGAAAACGGAGCAACAATATTCAATGCTGATGTGATTCGCTGCAACGGCAGTCGTAAACTTATTATAAATGCAAACGGTAATCGTAATTATCTAATCAAAAACAAGTAAAAAAATGGCAACAACAATTGAGGCGACCTTGCTAATCAGGTCGATGACAGAAAAGGAAGTAGGCACAGAAAAACCCATGCTTATGAAAAATGAGCTCCTGTGTGTTAAAGATCGAGGGTTTAAGATCGGAGATGGAGTAAAAACAGCAGATCTTTTGCCTTATACGGGTGGTATGAAAAAGGACTTGCCGACAGTCGGGGATGAATGGGAGTTCTCGAATCCGTATCACAAGGGAGTTGTTTTCTTTGTTAACCCTGAGGAGGGTTACTTTCTTGTCGTGATGAATCCGGAATATTATTTCCATACACTCAAGCATGGAAGTTTAACTCCTGCTGTGTATTATGCTGAGTTTAACACAGTCTTTATAAACGATCAAATGCCTGACGGATGGCGTCCTGCTACTGCATGGGAACTCAACCGGATGACAAACGATGGAGAGTCTGATGTGATTCATTTTCTTTCCGAGTACGCATCTGCTACCCAAGGAGCATCAAATATCATGTTTGATTTGTTCTCAGGTACGCACGCATCTGAAAGTGAGGTGTATGGAATCGAGGGTTCCGGAGGTAGTCTTGACAGTGTTACACCTCTTACGAAGCAAGGGACTGGTTTTCTTGTTCCGGTAAAAAAAGTATATGTTTAATATGGGAACAGACTTTTTTTATTGGATACGAAAGGCATTTGCGTTCGTGTTTGGCTTTGTTAATTCTGCATTGTTTTACTTTCTGCCGGTCTGGCAGCTCGTCGAAGTGCTTTTCATACTTTTTGTGGCGAGCTACGGAATTGGGCTTGTGTATTCGATTCGCTTTCAACACGAAGATCTTAGTAAAACAAAAACCTTTAAAGCGATTACGGAGTTTACCGTTTACGTGATGCTCATTGCCGGATTTTTCATAATCGGCGAGCGTATGCGTGCGGATAATATGATCATGCGATTTATTGAAATAATTACTTGGGGGTTGATTTACATTTATACCACAAACATCTTCAAAAATCTTACGCGCATGTTGCCGCATGCACGTGGGTTGAAGTGGGTTTATTTTGTTCTCAATCTCGAATTTATAAAACGACTCCCGATGCTGGGAGAATTTAACGACAAAGAAGATGATAACAAGTAAACATTTCTCCGAAAAAGAGTTCAAGTCGTGCTCTCCATCCTGCAGCTTGCAGGATATGAAGCAAAGCACGATGAACAGGCTCGACACACTCCGCGAGTTGGCGGGTATTCCGATAGTGATTAATTCGGCTTACCGGTCGAGCGCTCACGACAAATCAAAAGGTCGTAGTGGTACCGGAGCGCACACGCTCGGGCAGGCTGTGGATATACGCTGCAATACGAGTGAAACACGATTCAAAGTTGTGCAAGCTGCGATCGCTGCGGGTTTTAGTCGTATAGGGATTGATAAGGCATTTGTTCATGTTGACGATAGCAGTCAGCACGCGCAATGCGTAATGTGGTTGTATTAAATCGATTGTTTATGTCAGATATTAAATTTGCAATACTGTTTATTGTCTTTCTGCTTTCCTCATGCCGTGCGTACAGGCAAGATTACAAAGAAATCCGCATGCGAGAAAGCGAAAACTCGGAGATTGACTATAAAAAGAAGTACGAGAGTCAGCTTGAGTTGAATACTCGTATGGAAGAGGAGATTGCTGCGCTTACGGCAGAAAATGTGCGACTAAGTTCCGAGATCAATACGCACGATATCGAATACGACACGGACAAGCCTGTTGATCCCGTAACGAAAACTCCTCCGAAGAGGCGAGAAACAATTCAGACTAACAGAATGCAAAGCGAGAGTTTTTTAAATACTTCTCTTGCGCTTCATTCGAACTCGTATGCTGATTATAGTTTGTTTATTAGACAGATTGATGAACTCGAAGCTGAGCTTTCTGTTAAGAAAAAAGAGCTTGAGGACTATAAATCCTCATTTAAAAGCCGTGCCGCTCTCGATGTTTGGTGGTTCTGGATTTCGGCAGGCGCAGGCTTTGTGCTCTTAATTCGATACTTATTTAAACGAAGGCTTCTGTCTTGGATTATTAATAGAAAGCGGACTGTTTAGTCCGCTTTTTTTATATTCTTTCTACCTCGTTTTGTTGCTTGTGTTATTAGTAACCCTTTGCGTATAAAGCATTTTGTATTCTCATATAAACCTGTATCGTTCGTATGAAAATAGCTCACAAGCGACTGATATTGTATTCCTATACAATCCTTATTTAATGTGCTAAAGATAGCCTTCATAGACCCAAAATAATAGTCTATTTTACTACACTTTACATAAACGTGAAATATTTTTCTCTCTTGTTTCATTTTGCAAAGTTAGTGATTTAGTATTTATGTTCAATAAATATATTGTAATTATGTTTTTTTAACACAACGAATAGTATTTATATTAAATAAAGATATTATCTTTGCATCATCAAACTTAAAAACAGAGAGCAACTGTATAAACGTGCAGAAGAATTATGAAAAGAATAAATTTAAAAGCTCATCTCGACGAAGTAAGTTACAACTACGTATTAGATTATTTCCGTGAATTTCACTATCACAAAACAGGTTTAACCTGTTTCGGAACTTACGACAGTTCAAAATGGATTAAGTTCTTTGACAACGGCAGGGCAAGTTACTCTCCCGGTGGAGATTTTACAAACATCATTGAGTTTGGCAGTTATCAGGACTGTGTAGATTTTGCAAGAATTAAATAATCACACATTTACAAATAAAAATTTAAGATTATGAGAACTAAAAGAATCATCGAAGCAGAGAACTTAAATCTTGCAAAAGAAAATTCAGCAAGATATTTGAGTGAATCAGGATTTTCAGCATACCCATCAGATTTTGACAACTGTGTCAATACTCACGGTTATTATGAAAGATATAATAACCCTTGCGGAGAAGCTCTTATTGGGTATATAGGTAAAAACAAGTTCGAGATTATTATAGAAACATTTAAAAGATTCAAATAAAACAATAGAAGTTGCGCACGACACGGATTAAGTGCATAAAAAAATGAAGATAACAGCAGAATTATATGAGGTAGAAGTTGATTACATCTTCAAATACAAAATATTAGAAACAGGAAAGTATGCAGACCTTGTTATTACGACAAAACATACTATGTGCAAAGATTTCGAAGAATGCTTCGTTTTCTGTGATGACAGCACACTTCTCTACGAAGAAAAATGCACCCTATATTACAATGGCTTTGATTTATATCGTCAAAAGCGCAATAATTCTTTTGTTCCAGTCGAATGTGTTTACGATTCACAAAGAAGAACGCCGCAATCATTATCTGCAAAGAAACTTAACATACAAAAAACAGTCGACATCCCTCTTCCGGAGGGTTGGATAGAACTTTCAGACGGTAAGGTATTGAAATCCGAATACGGTAAATATAAGCCGAATTTGCTAATCATAGCAAATAAGCCTGTTAAGTTCAAGGAAATAGTATATGCACAGGACTTTAATCTGCCAAGTGGTATGCTTAAAATCCTGTATGGCAGATTCTTCACGACCAAGAGCGGTAAGCAAGCGTTCGAGGTTATGGAGAAGGAAATTGCACCCCACATGTTGTTACAAGAAGACTGGGGTGGTGCTTTCAACAGGTATCGCGGCGGTATGTTAGAATTACCAGATGCACTGTACTATCGTCGTGCATCTTCGAATGGTGGTGGTACCGGATACGATTACGCGGTATTTCCCAAAGACTGGAAAAATAAACAGTCAATCGAAGACCTCTAAAAATTTCGTAGTTTTATACAGCTGCGCTACCGGCTTTACGGGCAAACCTATTAACTTCAAAACTGCGGAGCCAGCAGCCTAAAAACGGGCAACATGACAATGTGCAAGATAAGCTTAACAATCGTAGATGACAAGGTAAAGGTAGAATCTCCCTACAACAATGAATTTGTAAATCGTGCTCGTAATTTGCGTGGCACGTGGAAAGAGGGCGCGTGGTGGTTTGATGATAGTATCATCGACTACGTTCGCGAACTGATGACCGACTGCTTCGGTACAACAGGCGAAGTGCCTTATGACGAGTGCGAATTGCTTGTAAGTAATTTCTCTGATTTTTCAGGACGATCTCCTGTTGTTTTGTTCGGTCGAACGATCGCACGTGCTTACGGTCGCGATTCTGGGGCAAAACTCGGAGATGACATTATCTTCATCTCTGGGAAATACGATTCCGGAGGTTCTGTCAGGAATTGGCGTACAGAGGTTGAAGATGCTACATTTATCATTAAGAACTTTCCCATTCCGTCTCTTGAATTGCCAAAAGTTAAGGCTGCAATTAAGGAAGGATGGTGCGAAGTCAAATATCCGAAAAAGAAGCGCAAAGCAGAGGATATTCAAGCGGATATTGATAAGTATAAGGCGATTTTGTCAGAACTCGAAAAAGAGCTTAACGATGCGCAATAACCTTGAATTACTTCAATCGCGCATCAAATACTCAAAACTATACAGAACTACGAGAAGTGGAGTTGAAAGACTCTACTTCTCATTTCGTCCGAGTACGCGCGATGTAAAAATATCTACGTGGTTTGAGATTATAAACGACCGATTGACCCCTTGCGTAAAGGTAGAAAACCACGGTATGCGTGAATTTTACGACGTGCATCTTGCAGAGCAAATCAAACTTGATATTTACAATCAGTTTCGCGAGATTATAAACGATTGCGAACTGGATCGTAAGAAAATCCCTCTACATGAGCGATTAAAAGATGATATTGCCCCATCCTACGACGATCGAAGCGAAAAGCATCAGATAGATGCTCTCCGATTCCTTTGTTCGATGAAGGTCTCAGCATTGAACGGCGATGTCGGTACAATGAAATCGAAAATAGTTATCGATTTATGCACAAGCAGATACGAAGCCGGACAGATTAAGAAAGTGCTTGTATTTCTTCCTGTATCCACAAAGTCTAATTTCAGGGAGCAAATAAACCTTTGGAGTACTTGCTCTGAGCTCGAATGGAAGCTCATAGGACACGAAACGATGGGTAGCAGTAAGAAAGCAATATTTGAGGCTCTGAAATTCGTAGATAACGAAACTCAGATTATCATCGACGAGTCGCATTTGATTAAAAATCCAATCGCAAAGCGCTCAAAGCGAATCAAGATGATTTGCGATAAAGCAAGCTATAAGGTCGTTATGACCGGAACTCCGGTTACCGAAAATGTACATAATCTGTATATGCAATATGCTATGCTGTCAGACTTGATTATTAACGTACCGAATTGGCTCAAATTTGAGGAAAAATACCTCATCATCGGAGGGCGCAGCGGAACGGAAGTAATAGGATACAAGAACCTTGACCACCTGCTTGGGTTGATTGAGCCTTACACGTATCAGATTGATGCTTCTGTGTTGAACTTGAAAGCAAAAACAAATCATAAGTATTGCTGTGATTTGAATGAAAAGCAGTCTGAGTTATATGAGTTCGAAAAGGAACAGCTCCTTGAGCTGATTTACAATGACGAGGTGCGGGCTACCGATATATTTCAAACGTTTCTTAGAATGCAGCAAATAACATCAGGATATTATCTTGATAAGTACGGCATAAGGAACAATATCGGAACAAACAAACTCGACATGCTAAAAGGGTTAGGATTACCGGAAAAGACTGTTTTCTTCTGCAAATTTATTTTTGAAGTTGAAGCACTGATAAACTTTCTCGGATCCGAAAATTGCGCAGAATTCTCTGGACGAAACAGCAAGACGCGTGATGCGGAAAAGCATGCGTTTGTGCATGGAGAAAAGAAATATTTTGTTGCCACCATGCAATCAGGGGGTACTGGGTTGAATGGGTTACAGTTTGTCTCTAACAATGTGTGCTTTTATTCAAATTCTTTTTCCTACTCTCAGCGAAAGCAAAGTATCGGACGTTTGGATAGGAAAGGGCAAACGAAAGAAGTACATGTGTGGGATATTCTTACAACTGCAAAAATAGACGAGCGAATAATGAGCTGCTTGTATCGCAAACAAGGGCTCGCTGATGAAATCAAAGGCCTTATAGGAGACAAAACGAAATTAAAAAAGTTTGTCGAAAACTTATAGACAATTGAATTATAAATATATTTGTGATATGAAAAAATGGGAGTATGGGAATTATTGGGAAAAATATCCCATTGAAGAAGGTCAATTATGGGTTGACACTGTTACGGGCTCAATCCTGTCGGTATGTGATATAACTAAACATGTACCATCGTTTTTTGTTCCGGACATTATTTATTGCGACCCTCCTTGGGACCTTGGGAATGCAAATTCATTCCTAACAAAAAATGAAAGCGGTTATTATCTTTCAAGTTTTTCGGAGTTTTACAATAAGCTCTTTGAAATAATCAAAAACGTAAAACCTTCGGTTTGCTACCTTGAAATAGGAAAAAGAAACCTAAAGGTGTTTCAGAACGAATTAAGCAATATTTATAACCAGATTCAGACGTGGGAGGTAACATATTATAAGAAAAATAAAAGCTACCTGATAAGAGGATCGGAATCGAAAACCGATTTTGATTTTACAGGCATGGACGATATGGATACCCCATTCGCCGCAATAAAAAACGAACAATGTAAATCTGTAGGAGATTTATGTACCGGCAGAGGATTAACAGCAGTGGCCGCCCTCGCTAATAACAAACGTTTCTATGGAGTAGAGTTAAATAAGCGAAGAATGGCTGTAACTATTGATAGGATGATTCAAAGAGGATCTAATTTTAAGATAAAATGAAAAAAGTATATCACTCAGCGCTTAAACCTGAAATAGATGGGCTGCCGGAGTTGTCTTTTTGGGAATTTGACGGCAACATCGTCTTCTCAAACGACGTAGTGAAAGATGGTATTGTTAGTTTTCACTTCGATAAATGCGATGTGTTTTACTCCGAGCCGGCATGGAAAGATGGGTACGATGAGTTTTTGGAAAGAGCTTCTCTAAAATCAAAAGATTCATCATATTTGGAATATGTAATGTCGATGTCCGATTTCGTAAGAAATACATCAAAGCCCATATACCTCGTGCTTGGTTCTCATGTATTAAAGGAGTTCCCAAAACCGGAAATAGTGAAAATAAAACTACATGGTTATTCAACCAATCTTTGTGTCTGGAATGACCATTTTCAGTGTCCGGATTCACCGATTACGAATTATGATGTTATGAGGTTATTGGCAGAGAAATACGATTGTGTTGGCGACTTTAATGCAGGATACGGAAATATAGCAAGAATATTCCAAGAAAACGGAAAAAAGTTCGTTTGTTCAGACATAAACAAATCGTGTGTGTATTACATTGCAAACAAATATATGCAATATGGAAAATAAAATTTATTTTGTAAAACAACCGGAATCGTTATCTATTGATGATTTACCGGAAAATGTTATTCTTACTTGGCATCCGATGTATCAGCCCCCGAATATTAAGGGTGTTGAGTACATTGAGTGGGAGAAATTTAAGATTATGTATAGTCAATTAGAACCCGGCTTAATCATACTTGTTGGGTTGAACAGAATGATAACTCCATCCAATCGATGTGATTATGTGCATGAGTATCTGACCACCATGACGCCTAACATGCCGAAAATTAGCATTGATGTATCCCCATTCATGGGCGAACCTTGGCGATTATTTTTTCATTACCTGTTTGCGGGAGTTAATGATTTTGGCGTAAATTATAGTTACCCGATTGAGCGTGAATGGCAGGATTGGTTTTATAGGGAAACAAACGATTGCCGTCTATCTGGGGAGAATATAAAGCTTTTTATTCGACATACATATTCAGACTTGACACCGCTGAAAATGAATTTAGAGCTATTCGAACCATCTGATGTTGATGAAAAATGGTATGAAGAGGCTCGTAGTTTTGTCTTTGAAAAATTCGATACGCCAAAACTGCTTATTTCTAACTTGTTAAAGCTTTCAAACAAACGCTTCGGCATTGATTTGGATTATGACACCTATCTAAAAGGAGCTCATGTGAAATTACCCAATTTGGGTATATACCGCTTCATGAAGGAAGAAAACGAGCGACGTATGAATATTTATAATGCTTTCACAAATGAAAATCTACAATAACGATAAAAATGTATTGCAAGCTGCAAGAGAGCGTATCGGGATGCTTTTTGACAACTTTGAAACAATCAATGTTTCAATTTCATCAGGCAAAGATAGCACAGTGTTATATTTTCTTGCATTGCAGGAAGCCATTAAACGAGGTCGGAAGATTATCGCATTTTTTCAAGATCAGGAGGCCGAATATCAGGCATCAATCGACTTGATGAAGATCCTGATGAGTCATCCGAATGTGACTCCTGCATGGTACCAAGTCCCTATTTATATGACAAACGCAACGAGTTATACGGATTATTTTCTGTATGTTTGGGGCGAAAATGAAGAGTGGATGAGAGAGAAAGACGATTTAGCTATACATTCGATTGATGAAGAATACCCGAAAAGGTTTTATGATTTTTTCGGTTGGTACGAAAAGAAGAACAAAGATGCGGCATTTCTTGTTGGGCTGAGGGCCGATGAAAGTCTTACGAGATTTCGTGCCGTAACTAAGCATCCCGGATGGAGTGGGTTGAATTGGAGTACCGGAACCGAAGGATCCGCCTACAAGTTTTATCCTATTTACGACTGGACGGTTTATGATGTGTGGAAATTCATATACGACTACGATTTGCCGTATAATAAAATTTACGATTTAATGTTCATGGCAAATTATACGATATACAACAGAATGAGGGTCTCAAACTTAGTACATGAAAAATCATTCAAATGTTTGGTTGATTTACCTAAATTCGAGCCGGAAACTTTCGATAAGTTGAGCAAAAGGATAAGCGGCATTTCAACCGCTGCCCGATACGCGAGCGAAAAGCTCGTCTTTGATAATAAAACGCTCCCGACACACTACAAGACGTGGAAAGAGTTTAGGGATTTTCTTCTCGAGAATATTCCAAACGAAACTCATAAAAACAAATTTATAGCACGGTATGAAAAGCAGGAGCAAACCGAGAGGATGTTTCAGGCGCAAGTCGGACAATTGCTCATAAACGACTACGAAAACAACAGAAGTTACGATACAAAACGAAAAGAAAAAACAAAAAAATTGAAAGAAAAATGGATGGAAATTTTATAAAACAAAAAGCTACAGAGGCAAAAGTCGTTCCTATTGAAGAACTCTTCGCGAATGACTACAATCCTAATAGGATGCCAAGTACGGAGATGGGATTATTGAAAGATTGTATTTCGAAGTACGGTTTCTTATTCCCTATACTTGTTACTTTTGACAAAGAAAAAGGGAAATATAGGATAATTGATGGTTATCACAGATATGAAGCTTTAAAGCAAATGGGGGCAACAGAAGTGTCCGTCGTAGATTTGAACATTCCGTATTACGATGCCGTTCAATTAACTGTCTTGATGAATAGGATAAAAGGGCTTCATCAGGTAGAAAAAATGAGCGACCTTGTATTGAAGTTAGAGAATCTTGGAGTTGATGATTCCGAGATATGTAAAAATTTGGGAATGGAACCGGAGGAATTCTTCAGGTTAAAACAACAACTTGGAATTGCTCATAGTTTCAGAATGCACGAATATTCTAAATCTTGGGAAAATGGCTAAATATCCTAAATTTCTAATTGCCAAAAATCCAATGGCAGATCCGGACGGAGTGTATATTTTTCATACACAAAAACCTCGATTCTTAGCCAAAAATGTGGGCGTTTTGATTGAGGTTATTGACGACATTGACGATATGCTTCATTATTATGGCAACAATACCGAAAAAGTTTCGGGGTTGCTAAAACGAACAAATGAATGGTATAAAGCATTTAAAATACACAATCGAGATGAAACAGTATAGACAAATTAAACTTCTTACATAAAAAACGGATGCTCGGACAATTCACGGGCATTCTCTTTTTTACTTATACGTATATAGCGAAAAAACGACTCTTCCGTTTTATGGCCAGTAAGCAGCATGATTCGCGCTACCGGTATGCCGGCCAAATACGCGTTTGTTGCAAAAGAACGACGAGCCGTATGCGACGATACAAGTTCGTAGCGTCTTATTGTTTTTCTTACTATCCTATGCCCTACAGTCCGCTCCCAAAGTACTTTCTCTGTCAGTCCCGCACGTCTGCAAATCCGTTTTAGTGTAACATTATAATTTTGTACACTGTACCGATAAACCGGAAATCTCCCATCATATTTATTCAGAATACCTCGCGCAACAGGATGAATAGGAATAAAAACACTTTCGCCCGTTTTTGATGTTTTTCTGTAAATAATATTGCCGCTTATGTTCGTCTCGTTCAATTCCTTGAAATCTCCGAACCGCATGCCGAGAAAAGAATTTAGAACAAAAATATCACGTACAATACAGCTGTTTTTATCGATTATGTCCATATTCGCTATATGCAAAAGTTCCGATACCGTAAGATAAACCGATTCCGGCAACTCTCGAGGGACAAATAAATCTTCGAACGAATAATTTACATCATATCCCGCCTTTCCCATTTTCCTGTACATGTGTCCAGTTTTAGAATAATAGCCTTTTATTGTATTCAACATCATTCCTTTATCTTTCATAAAATCAACAAAATCCTCTGCCGTTTCGTAGTTAAAGTTGTTCGAGAACAATTTCACCCCACGCGCCGCCTCATACGCCGCAAGATGCCTTGCTACTGTCCGATACACTCTTTTATACCGATTTCCGCGTTTACTTTTACGTGCATAGTTGTAAACAAATTGAACAGCCTCACACACATTTTTCTGTTGCTTCTTAAATAAGAACATAATAATTTACAAATATTTATCAAAGCATTTGATACCGTTATTAAATCTCAGAAGAAAACTTTGTGATATTACTATCTATCCCGCCTGCTCTTTTCTTTAAATACCCCTCCGTAGTAGCGAAACTTTTATGCCGAAAATGATTCTGCAAATCGTAAGGCTTTGCTCCATTATCCATCAGCTGTATGCCTCCTGTATGTTTCCACGAGTAAAACTTTCGATCTTTCGAGATGCCCAACTCATCACGATAATAATTAAAGCGGTTCCGGAGTGTGTTTTTACCAATCGGCTCAGTATTCGGTCTGTTGAATCTCCCAAACAAATAGAGCGATTTATCGTATTGCCTATATGGTTCCAGGCTTTTCAACAACAAATCAGGTATATCGATAATATCAGTCCGGTTGCTTTTCGCTTCTTCAGCAGGTATACGTATCTTCTTTCTTTCGAAATCAATCCATCCTATTTTCATTAGCCTTAACTCAACTCCGGGTCGTAACGCGCAATAGTATTGCATTTCGCATGCTAACCACAGCTGCGGGTCTTTCCTTTCAATAGCATTCTTCAACATCTTTCTCTCATCGAGATGGAATGGCACTGCCGAACAATCAACGATCCTTCCTGCTTCTGGTATTTTTTGTACAGGATTGTTTTCTAAACGATTGTTGTCAACCTCAAATTCAAAAAACGAGTGAAGTATTTGTATGTATTTTTTGATTGTTCTTCTACTGTAATTTAATTCTTTTGATAGATAAACAGCAAAATCGGTAATGTGTTTTTTCGTGATGTTCTTGATATGAGTGTCATGTAGATTACATTTTAATAGCCAATTATCAAATGTACGAAGTTTGGATTTGTAATTTTCCAATGTTTTATTATTCACCTGTTCCCGCTTTAAGGCTAAGAAATCGCTTAAGAAAGTGCGGATAGTTACAACATGCTCTTTGGCTTTTCCGTACAGTTTAGCTTCATGTCTGTATAACAACTCATCTTCGTAAACGCGCGTAACATTACCATTTAAGTGCTTTCCCGACTGAAGCCACGCGGTTTTCTCTTCAATTATTTTCTTTGCGAGATCATATCTTTCTTTCGCAGAGCCTTTATTTAACCCTTTATAAACACGTTCTTTTCGCTGTTTCGATTCGCCCGGAATCCTATATTTCCATTCTACATACCATGCTTTATTAATATCACCCCCCCCATCGTTCAGATGTGGAAAAATAATAATCGTCTGTTTTCGCGCCATAATCAT